CTCTATCTTTACCCTGTACAGTGGGAGTTCCCTTGTCTTTCCGCCGGTATATATATCGTCTTGTGCAAGCTCTGGATCTGTAGCAGTCTCTCCGGCCGTTCCTTGAATCACTTCACAAGTCACGGCATCAATTCCACCAGTACCAGTGGTTTCGAATTTCGCTACAATAATGTCGTTTCTATTTTTTTCCGACTGTCCATTCATAATCTCGCAATCTTCATATTCTCCATACGGGATTCTTGCCATATGTCCACCCACGCAGATTACTCCGTCCGCCACTCTTACTTTATTGTTGCTGAGCACAGTTGCTTTACAAGCCTGCCCAATAGTAGACACACCGTCGCCGCCAAATATTGCCTGATATACAGCTGCATCATCTTCAGCATATATATGCGGCTCGGCTTCCGGTGCTGTGTTAACCGTTATTCCTTTCATTCCCGCCATTTACTCATCTTCTCCTTTCACGCTGTAGTCAATAGTTATTTTCCCGTCCTGGATCTTCAGGATCTTTTGTATTACTGGTTTGATAACCTGTGTATTCGTAACCGCATCATAGCCGGCTACGATGTCACCTATCTCCAGATCTGCATTATCGATTGTCATTTCACATTTTTTATAATTCTGTAGTTCTTTAAGCCGTTTTGTTCCATCTTCTTCCAGTTTGTCTGCTTCCGCACTGGAATAGTTGTATACTGCAGATATCTCATTCAATCCGGTGTAGTACTGTTTTTTCCCAATAGTTCCGTTTTTCTGTACGTATAGGTGTAGCACGACTCGATCCTGTTTTTCTCCCTCTCCGACGCACACCAAATGGTTGACGCCATTCCTGCAGTCCCGGACCGTTACGTATATACCCTCTTCCTGGCTATATTCCAACTGTTCAGAATAATCTACTATCGGTACCGCCTGTACTGCTACATGGCCATATTCCAGTCCTTCTGGCTGTACGTACTGGATCTGTAGTCTACAGCCGTAGTTACTCACCAATTTCTGTAGTGCATCGTATAATGTTACATAGCGGTCTACCTGCCAGCTTTTTATTGTTATGCCTGTATCCACTTCTGGAATAACCATGAGATCGCCGAAGCGATCTCCTATCAATGTTCGGATTGCTGTATTTAATTCACCTGACAAAACCAGATGGTCCTGTCCGGCCGGTGGCTCTACTACTTTATATTGCAGCATTCCTCTCCAAGTTCTTCCTCGTATCACAACTTTTTCTTCATTCGTATTGGACTCTATGTCTCCTATTATTCCTCCGTATTCTGTTCCTGGAATAAATATTTTGCAACCGTATCCTATGCGTTTAGCGTCATATTCTGACACCGCTGTATTAATTTCGAAATCATTCGTGTCCCCGACATCCAGATCTACCTCTGCGCTGTCAGATAGCTCCCCCTGTTCCTCTCCGGTCGGCTTTGCTGTTATGAATCTTAAAGGGAATATTCCAGAACCGTCTACTGTAAGGCTCTGGATTTTTTCCGTAGTTCCATCTAATGCGCTTGATGCACGTTCCATTTTGGTTCGCTCCTTTCTTCATAAACAGTCAAGTCGAAATTGAATTTTCCCGTCCACTGGATCATCTGCCGTCCCGGTTGGATCTTTTGAAAGAATTCTCTTCCCTTCTGCCGGTAATGGTACGCATTTGCTCGTTCTCCGTTTCTCAGAACTTTTACGATTGTTCTATCTCTACTGTTAATCTGGAGGTATTCACCCTCTTCCAGGACAATGTTGACCAGATAGGTGTTTGTACCTATCGTAACTTGAGGATTGACAACTGGTCCGTAAATAATCATTTGAAAATTTGATGATGTATAATTCGGATTAATAAGGTAGTTGCTCGTCATTCCGTTCGCGTATCGATACGGATATTTTCCCGGATACCGTTTATTATCACTAGACGTGATTCCATAGCTGTGAAATGTATATGTTTTTTTGCCGATCCAGTAAGACGTGAACGCTTCTACTGTAGCGTCCACATCTACTGTATAGAATATCTCATCGTACTCTTTCGGATTTAATTCTGTTATATAACATTCCAGATAATAATCTCCCACCCATAGTTTTCCAGGCTTTTTTTCAATGATGTCTATATCTGTTATTTCGTTCAGCTGGTCCATTACATCGCAATATTCTTCTTTTGTATCCGCGTATACTTGCAATGTTATTTTTTTGCTCATTCCAGTCCTATAGAATTTATCCAACTTTTTTCTATTTGCATTTACATTTTCCGTTGCGGAATATTTCCACTCTTTCCCGTATAATTCCGTAATATCCTCGATTACCACTGGCCAGTTATCCAAATCCATCCTGGTTCCATTATTATTTTCATAATATATCATTCAGTAACCTCTCTTATCACTCGTCCAAATTCTCTGCCATTGTATTCCACAGTAGTATGTACTTTTGCCATAGCCATGGCAAGTCTGTCATAGTCTATTGGATCTCTTTCTGTTCTCTGTAATCGTTCCAGTCCTCTCTCAACAGCATCTGCTACATACGTCTGGAGTACTGTGATCGGCGTGACTGCTTCTGGTCCTGCTTCGCCTACCCCCTGCCATCCGAGACGGGTAGGGAATATGGTAGGTTGGTCGAATATCGCTCCTTTTGCGCGCCAGGCGATACTGAAATGTGGTACTGATGGAGGTGTCAAAGAAAATTTTCCTTCGATATTTATGTGCGGCAGCTTTAAGTCTGGAAGTTTCCAAGAAAAATGAAAAGCACTCTTAATAATCGATATCGCATTTTTCACCGCGTCTCGTGCGCCGTTAATTCTAGTGGTGATTCCACTCTTAATTCCTTCGAATATACTTATCGCCATGCTTTTTGCACTGTTAATCGGTCCCGTAATATTGCTTTTTACAGTTTCGAATCCTGCCTTTGCCGATGTTTTCACACCATTTATTCTTGTGGTGATTCCACTCTTAATTCCTTCGAATATACTTATCGCCATGCTTTTTGCACTGTTAATCGGTCCCGTAATATTGCTTTTTACAGTTTCGAATCCTGCCTTTGCCGATGTTTTCACACCATCTATTCTTGTGGTGATTCCACTCTTAATTCCTTCGAATACGCTTACAACCATCGTAAATGCGCCGCTGATTGGAGATATGATATATGTTTTCACAAGTGTAAATCCGTTTAACACTATTGTGGCGATCGTATCTATAACACCACTGATTCTCACACTTATTTCATTCCATACCTGTATAACTGTATCTTTGCAGTTCACCCATATGAATTGGAATGGTAATGTGATAATCTGGAATGCTGCCGATATTATTTCTCCAATCAACATAACGCCAACCGTTATTATATTACCGATTGTTTGGAATATTCCCGATACTTTTTCCAATATCGATGCAATTCCATCACCCACAATGCCGGTGATTATTTGTAATGTATTCGAAATTTTTTCTGCAATACCCGTAATTTTTTCTATGACACCGCTTATAAACGTATCTATGCCACAAATATGTATTAAAGTTCCGAAGAAACCTGCAAGTCCTGAAGCGAATCCATCCAGTGCACCTGTTATTTCTCCCCATAATCCACTAAATACTTCTACAATGCCTGTCCCAAACAATTTCAGGCCTGCTTTTGCCAGATCTATATCACCAGTGAACACTCCAACTATCATATCGCCCAGTCCAGACAGTATATCTATAATTCCTCCGACCGCGCCAATTAACGGTTCAATCATGTTTAAGACAGCGCCAAAACCTGCTGCCAGCAGTCCGATCGCCGGTACCAAAACTGCTGCCAAAATTGCGCCGATCGCCTTAAATAGATTTTCAAGCCCAGACAGCTTATCGCTCAGTCCGGATATTGCACTTTTTATTCCGCTTAGTTTTTCATCAATATTGATTCCGTCTAGGAACCCTGTGATAGAACTTTTTACAGTGTCAATAATTCCTGTTATGAAATCTCTGAATGATTCGCTTTTATTCCATAAGAGAACCATTCCAGCCACCACTCCGGCTATTGCAGCTGTTACTAATAGAATTGGTCCTAGAGCCACTCCTCCAGCCCCTGCCATCGCAACTCCAGCTTCTTCTGTGGCTGTTCCAGCTTCCGCTGCCGCTACTGCAGTTCCGGCAAAAAGCCCGCTTATTTTTGATCCAAGTCCAATAACCGAAGATATTCCGATAGACACCTTCCCGATGCCGATCAGTAATGGAGACAATACCGCAACAATTCCCATAATGCCGAGTATCATTCTCTGCTGTCCGCCGTCCAGATCATCAATTTTCTGTGCTAATCCTGTGATTTTCTGTGTCCCTTCCGCAATCATCGGGAGAAAGATATCCCCAAGGGTGATTCCGGCATCATACAGGTTGTTCTTCATGATCGACAGCTTTGATGCGGTCGTTTCATATCGTTTATTTGCCTCATTGGTTAATGCCGTATTCTCTTCCCAGGCGTTCTTTCCGGTGTCGATCGCGGACGTAAATACATCACTTGCATTCGCAGATCTTAGTAATGCATCACGCATTCTCGTTTCTGTGATGCCCATATCATTTAAGACTTTGATAGCGGAGTCGCTTTCTCCTCCGCATTTTGAAAGACCTTCGATGAATGCTTCCAGTGCGCCTGTAGCGTCTTCCTTGAATCTCTTGGAGAATTCGCTGGTGCTCATTCCAGCTACGTCCGCCCAGTCCTTTAACGAATCACTGTTAGTTTCTACAGCAAGCTGCATTTCAATTAATGCTTTGCTGAATGCCGTACCGCCCGCCTGTGCTTCCATTCCAACTGAACTTAACGCCGTAGCCAGTGCAAGAATGTCAGATTCTGACATTCCTACCTGCGTACCTGCGGATGCAAGATTAGTTGCCATATTCATGATGTCTGCCTCAGTGGTGGCGTAGTTGTTACCCAGGTCTACAATGGTGCTTCCCATCTTCTTATATTTTTCATCCGCACTCATAGAGGTGTCTGCCGCCAAGCCGGTAATATTTGCGAATTTCGCAATAGATGTTGCTGCATCTTCTGCCGACAGGTTGGTAGAATTACCCATGTCGATCATAACGCGGGTAAATCCTAAGACGTCCTGAGTCTTAATGCCTAACTGTCCGGCAGCTTCTGCAACCTCGGAAATCTCCGTTGTAGATGCCGGAATCTCTTTTGCCATTGAGCGGATCCCGTCTTCTAACTGCTGGTAGCTATATACACACTTTCCATTTGCGTCAAATACTTCGTCCGATGTCTTTTTGACACCTGCGAAAGCGGATTCAAACTGCACTGCTGCCGTCCCGGCCGCCGCCGTGCTGGCTACTTTCAGGTTCTGGCCAACTTTTTCTGTCCCTTCGCCGAATTTTCCAAGTCCCTCGCCAAATGACTGAATGGCTGTCTTTTGATTTCTTAATTCCTCTGAAGTCTTCTTGATCTCATTCCGGATCTCTTCCTGTTTGATCTTGGATTCCATCAGTTCCGTTTTTAATTCTGCGTACTTTTCGGAATCCTCTCCAACTTCCCTGGCGCATTCATCCAGTGCATCCCGCAAGATCTTCGTCTTGTCTGCAGCTGCTTTTGATTCCTGTCCAAGAAGTTTCTGCCGTTCTTTCAAGAGGTCTGTTTTATTCTTTGCTCCATCCAGTTTTGTTTCGTTCAGCTGTAGTTCTTGATCCAGTTCCCGAATCTTACTATCTGCCTGTCCAACAGCTGTTCTTAGCTGTTCTTCTGCTTCCGCTTGTTTCTTTGCTTCTTCTGCTGCTTTCAGCTGCTCCGCAGACAGCTGTGTCTCTGTGTTTCTCTGTTCTTCCAGTTTTGCAGATGTCTGTGAGAGTTCTTGTGAGATAGCCTCCTGTGCTCTTTTTGCGTCCGCAAGTTTTGCACTCCAGTTATTCGCTTCAATCGAGTTTTCCCCAAATATGGCTTTTGCCGACTCCATTTTCCCTGTCAACAATTCTACTTTCTGGCTGCTTGCTTCCAGCTCTTTCTGTAAGAGTTTCTCTCTCTTTTCCAGAGTGTCTGTTGACTCTCCGGTGCCTTTCATTTGTGTTTCGTTCAGTTTTAGTTCCGCACGTAACGCTTTCAGTGACGATTCTGCCTGTTTTAAACCGCTCGTCAGTTCTTTCGTATCCGCCCGGAACTTCACGCTTGCTTCTCTGTTGCTTAATCAATCACCCTCTCTCCAACATCTGTTCTTCTGCATATGCCTTCCACGCTTCATATGCATATTTATCTTCCAGGATCGTAAGCAGGGAATTATATTCCGAATACCAAAACAAATCCTCGCTGATTCCATTCATAATCACGTAATAGACGTACATATCTTCCACGGTTTCAATTTCGAACCGTGGAAGTCTTAAATAACCTTTTGCTTTCTTACGTGTTACTCTTCGGAATCCGTCCCGGAATCCTGCTTTTTTGACGGCGAATACATCTCATTAATCACTTCCATGTTCTTTCTCCAGTCCTGGTCCATATTTTCGAAAAACTCTGTAAACGACATGCAATCTTCGTCCTGATTTGCATTTTTGTAGGCAGCATACAAAAATTCCGCTACTTCAAGTGCGTCTTTATCATTTACGCCTTTTACCAAAACCTTACTTAATGTCTCATACGATTTTTTATCGCTTTTTCTTAATGTCAACATAAGAATAGGAGCGGTGGACATTGCCACACACTCCCCATTTGTAAGTTCATATTCCTCATAATTAATCTTAGGATTCTTCATCTACATTTTCCTCCTCGCCAAGAATACGTTTGATCAATTCTTCTTTTTTGCCCATGGAATCAACTCCCATTTCTTCTGCTTTCTTTCTCAGTTCGTCTACCTTCATCTTTTCGAGTGTAGATCTGGTAAACTCGTTCGGAGCTTCTTCTGATGTTTCCGGATGCTCTGTAGCTTCTGCTTCTACCTCTACTGCTCCAGCTTCTGGTTTGGTCGCTTCCGATGTCTGCACCTCTTCCGTCTTCTCTTCTACCTTTTCCACCAGTCCGTTCTTTTTGGCGTTGATTTCATTGTATCTTTCTTCTGACATCTCCACAATTTCACCCGTGAACCGGATGTCTCCTGTGTATTTGTCTCTGAATTTCTGTTTTACTTTTACTTTCATGAATTTCTCTCCTTACGCTGCTGCTGTAGTAACAAGTTCTCTCGAGAACTCTTCCATCCACTTCTGTTTTACAGTATCATCTTTCAGGTCGTTCACAACCGCTTCATATAAGCCTTCGCCGTGTTCATCCGGCATGACTGCAATTTCCAATTCCAGCATAGCGATATCTTCTGAGTCATTATCCACAGATCTCGACAATGCCGTCTGGATTGTACAGTTTGGATAAGCCTTGAATTTTTCATTGTCGTCCTCGTCCAGAATTAACGCTGTTACACACGCTACTGCGTGCAGCGAATTTGACCCGTAGGCGATTACTCCGTCTTTTAACTCTGCGCGGATCATTCCGTACAAGTCTGCCAGCATATCCTGTGGAGCATATGCAGAAATTTTCAGTGTTCCGTTACCCGTTCCTTTTGTCCTGGTCTTTAAGGTTTTTGAACCGCAGGACTTCGTTCTGGTTTTACATTCCATTTCTTCTTCCAGTTTCCCCACGCAATCCAGAACGTCTGCCTTTGTTGCAACTCCGATCCGGATTCCAAGCTTTTTAATTTCGACTTCTGTGAAGTCTGTTTCTCTGATTCCAGCCATTTTATGTTTCCTCCAATCGTTTTACTAATTTGTCAATTACCCCGTTCACAATCTCATCCCCGGCTTTTTCAGCACCACGGAACATGAACTGCTGATCCCCCCGGTGACGTCTTGTATTCGATCCATCGTCCGGAAAGTACAGGTAATGATAGTTGCCTTTTGTGTATACCTTTACCGCAAGATTTTCCCCTTGTATCCGGAATGGATCCGTCTGTGAGGCTGCTGTTTTCTTTCCGTTCCATGTTCTACCGGATACCGGCAAGATTGCCCGGATATACTCTTTTATCTTTTTCCCGCCCTCGTTCGCCAGATAATCATTTATAATCTGCTCTGCAACAGATCTGTCGGAATATTTTTCGATCGTTTGTGCGACCTTATCAAATTCTTTTGTATCCAGGTAAAAATAACTCATCGGCTACACCTTTTTTCCGTTTTTCCAAATTCCATCGTGCAGATTTCTACAATACACTCTCCTGCTTTCTGCACATAATCGTATGCCGTGTCGGTATCTGAGATTTTGAATCCAAGTGTTTTCATCTTTTCGATCACCTGTTTCTCCAAGTCTTCTGGGATATACTCTTCTTTCACTATCGCAACGAAATAACGCCTGGTTATTCCACCCTTGCTTTCTGACTTTCCCGTTCTCCTTTTTCCGAACACGATGCAGTCCCAGTTCTCGCGTCCTTGGAACCTTCCGGCACCATAATATACATCCGGTACGATCTCTTTTAAGGCTTCTTTAATTTTGTCTTTCAATTTTCCTTACCTCTTCCAGATAGAAATACAACTCACGGTTTTTCTTATCGTGATCAACGTAGATAATCGCATAGATCACATTATTAATTACCACATTATAATCGCTATCCGGTGGTATAAGATCCGGGGTTGCTATCTTAGTTGTCAGATTTGCTCCGTGCTGTTCGGCAAATTCAATGTCTTGCTGTCTTTTTGACTTTTCTGTGAAATACAAAAAGCCCAGATATTCTAAATCATCTAGGCTTTTTACATTCTTTTCCACGTCTTTTTTGCGATAAATTTCGGCAACTCCATCCCCGTAATCATTCAAGATATTCCTCGCCATATTTTACCTCGTATTTATGTCTTGCTGTAATAATGTCGTTTCTGTAATTCTTATCGAATTCACATGCTATCTTGTTCCACGCATACCAGCTATACTTTAGTAGCAGCATTCGGGCGAATCCCGGTTTCGTAAAATCCATCTGATCATCTTCATGCATTCCAAGTTTGTGCATCATTATTTCAATGGCATCTTCCGTTATATCCGTAATTTCCTTCTCTGTATCATCATTCGCCCAAGTTATCCGGCATTCTCTTTTTACTGCTGCTACAAGTTTTGCTTTTTCTTCTTCGCCCATAGCTTATGCCGTTACAACGGTATCCTCAGTTTTTACAGTTACATATGCCGGATCCAGTTTGCTAATGTCCAGGACAATCGCTACTGTGTTATCGTATGGGCGGCCATTTCCGTGAAGCTTAATCTTATATGTTCTCGCATCCTGAAGGAACTTGAATTCGTCCGAATATTCAATTTTTCCGTCTTTACTTTCACCAAGCCCGAAGAAATACTCTTCCGGCAGACACAGGATAGCCTGTCCGGTTTTCACTTCGTTTGATCTCACAACTTCTGTCGGGAACGGGAATAGATCTCTGGCGTATGTTCCGCCTGTTGTCAGTGCCGTAGTTGCCGGCATGATCTTGTTGAGGTAGTCTACCTGGTTGCAGATCATCAGTACTTCGTCAAAACTTCTCATACGTCCTTTTTCTGTGACTGCCAATTTTGCCACAAGTGGTCCGTAATTTGCTGGGAGGAAATTTGTTACCTGGATTGCTGTTTTTTCCGGATATCCGGTTGATGTCGAAAAGCTTACTCCTTCATGGATATCTCTGTTCAGTCCGACCGGTTCATCTTTTCCACTTCCTGATACGATTGCTTTTTCGAGTGCTACATATAACGCCTCTTTCAAGATGGTACGGATATAGTTATCCAGGAATGAAGGTCCGAGATCCAACATATCCTTTGGGATTACCGCATAAGCTGTCAGCTTCAGCAATGTAATCTCTACGCCCTTAAATGCAGATTCAATCTCCTGTGTAATCTCGCCATTAATCTGTCCCCAAGCTGCTTTCTGTCTTGTGTGATCATTTAACAGCCATTTTGTGAGATATTTTACATTTTGGAATGTAATCTTTTCTAACAATGGATGTTCTTCCAGCAGATTTCTGTACACATCCTCGATAATAGTTTCCGGCATTCCGCCATCCGTTGTAATCAGATCTGTGAACGCCTGTTTCGGATCACTTGCCTTTCCGGCTTTTGCAAGGTTCTGATAGAACTCTGTCTCTTCGCTCGTGAGCTGTCTGTAACCTCTCTGAGCAAGTACATTCGTATCAGTGCTGTACATCTCAAAGTCTGTCTTTACTTTTTCCGTAATGGCATCAATTACCTGCCCCCAGGCTTTTTTCCCTTCCTCTTCGTTTCCGCTCTGCAGTGCGCTCTGCAGAGCCGCCACTGCCTCTCTCTGTTTTGTGTCCGCAATGTTTCCTAACATTCTTTTTTCTCCCTTCTTTTTACATTGAAAACATGTTAAAAAATGTCTGCATAGAGACATCTTTTTCTTCTTTTTCCGGTTTTGTCAGCTCTTCGAATTCTTTCAACTGATTTGAGAAATTTGACTGTTTAATCTTATCTCTCATTTTTTCAATTTCTTTCGAAGACTGCATCGCCTCGTCAATCTCTACCGTAGTTTGGCCGGCAATCTCATCAATCACGCCGATCTCCAGAGCTCTGTCCGGATCAAGCAGTGTTTCCTTGTCCATGATGTCTTTTAACTCCTCTTCCGTGATCTTCCCGCCACACCGATTCATGAAAAGAGATCTGGAAGCTTTCATCCATGCATCCAGCTTGTCCGCCTGGTTCCTGAGTTCGTCCGCATTGCCTACGGCTACTGTCCACATATTGTGAAGGACCATTCCCGTTCCCTCCCCCATCACGCGGTGATCGCATGCCTGGAGAATCGTAGCAGCGATACTGTTCGCTACTCCGTCCACATAACCCGTCTTGTATGCTTTGCAACGTTTCAGGTTTGTGAAAATGGCAGTTCCTTCTTTCACAGATCCACCATCCGAATTGATATACAGCTCAATAGTATCAGAATCTGACACGCCCTCTAGCAATTCTCGGAAATGGTTTGCCGAAGTCTCGGACTCGTCATATTCCAATGTCTTCCAGTTAAAGTCTCCTTTCGCTTTTACTTCGTCATACAGGTAGATTTTATGTACTGTTCCAACCTGCTGGTGTGCAAAGCAAATTCCACCGATCTTATTCATCCTCCTCACCTCCTTTCGCAGCTGTCCTTGTATCGTCTGCCTCCCTGAAGTTATTCGTAACGTAATACGTTTTGCTCCACGGTGTATCTAATGGTACCAAGCTTAATTCCTCCCTTGCTTCGTCTGTATTTATGATTGCTGATCCGATCAGCTTCTCTACATTGGCTGCAGTCTCAAACAGATCTCTGTGTTTGATTCCTCCGGTGTAACACTGATAATAATTCCCGTTCATGTATTCATAGACGGTCGCGCGCTTATTCAGCACTTCCGAAATGGTATTTGCTAACGGGTTCACGCCAAACGTCAGGAATACGTCACACACCTCTTTCAGGTTCGTGATGTTCCCCATCATCATAGACATTGGAATCTTGAACGCCTGTCCGACCATTTCAAAAATATCTTTCCGGATATTCACAAAATCATCGGATGTCTTCGGAGATTTTGTGGATTGCTCTTCCAGTATCCCGTCATCATACTCCACGTACGTAGCGTATTCATTTTCCATGTAGTCTTTGATATTTTTGGCAACAACTTTCTTGAATTGTTCTTGGAACTCATCATCCCCAGCTTTAATTGCGTCTATCTTATATTTGAACTTCCTTCCGTTTGTATCCTTGAAAGTTCTCGCTGCTGTTTCCAGAAGCTTCCCGTATTCCCGGTACACTCCATCAATTAGCGTCTGTGCACATTCGTCCTCCATCCGGAACAGATATACTTCCTCCGCCCGGAACGTCCGGTTGAGCTGTAAGCCCCCGGGTAATACAACACCACCGTAGATATTCCCTAAAACCGGTCTTTCCTGCACGACCGTGAAGTCTTCTGCGCAATGTAGTTCCCCATTTAGTTCGACTACCAGTGCACCTTTTTTCGTTCGTGTCATTTTTCTGATTACTCGGTGCCAAAAATAATTGCTGTTTTCATTTTTATTCGGTGCTACGTTCAACAAATAATAATCCTGATCTTTTACAGGTTTTCCCTTGTTGAACACTCTCATCTCTGCCATGCTGATTGCATTTGCCAGATAAGAGCTCGCTGTGTAGATCGCCAGTTCCTTATAGTAGATCGATGCGGGTATATTTACCACGACCGTTTCTGTATTCGTACCGGTAACCTTAAATACTTTTTCCAGGAAGTTTTTTACTCCCATGTTCCGCCTCCTAACATACTGTTCCTATCCTGTTTTTTATAATTCTTCTTTGTTTAATTCTTTCTTCATCTGTGACCGCTGCCACGAACGCTTTAAAACCGTCCGTTTTCCGTGAACGCGGCTCTATTTTTTCATATGTGACATTGCCTTTTTTGTCTGTCACTGCTTTTGAGTTCCATGTGTACCAGCGCATGATCTTGCTGGTTCCCCAGGCGATCAGTCCACGCGCGAACATATACCCAATTACCGGAGCAACTTTCATTTCGTCACTCGGTCTAATCAGTTTCAGATTCTTCTTTTCATCTGAAAAACCTATTTTGCCAAGTGCTTCTCTGAGCCATGTCTGCCGGAAGTTATCCATCACCACAGATTCGATTTTGTATAACTTCGATTTTTCCAGAAGCCAGTCTGTCACATACTCCGGATCTATCTCCACGTCGTCCACCATCGTCAATACTCCTTCTTCTTCAGCTTCTTTCAGTGGGTATTTGATCCTCGGAAGATCTCTCGATTTCTTACATACCCACGTATGATGCATCCAATATCGTTTATCTCCGACTTTGAACAGCAGCCCGGCGGCTACAAAATCATTCGTTTTGGAATAATCAATTCCGGCTACGCAAGAATGATTACGAAGATCCGGGAGACTTCTGGTTGCTTTTTCTAGGTTTTTCCAATCTGTCACACAATACTGCGTTTCCCCTGGCGGCCGGTTCATTCGTTTAGTCATGAATGACGTGTGATTTACCGGATCCAGCTTGTACTCTTCATATTCCATCCGCATTTCTGTCAGGAGGGTTGGGAAGTTTCTCAAGGATGGATTTGCTTTCTGCCATTTTTCCTCATCCTTTACTTCTTCCGGATCATCCAGCCAACAGATGAACGGCAGTTTCCCGTTATCCGGAATCTCTCCTTTCAAGATCTGTAGGCAAGTTTCCAGTAATTCATCTAGCGGGCCATCCCGGATATCCCCCTGCGTGGATATGACTGTTCGTCTCGGAAAGTCTTTCTTTCCAAGTCCTCCAGTCGCTACCTCGATCAACTTATAGTCCTTGTATGCATGGTATTCGTCAAAATCTACTTTCCCCGGTCTACCTCCGTCTTTTGTGTCCGGTGCACGGGTGTGGTATTTGATCTTCGATCTTGTCCGAATGTTGGTGATACATTCCAAATTCCACTTGAACGTATTTTTGAAGAATCTTTTGTTGTCCTCCAAGATGTTATATATATCTTCGAATGTCGTTTTTGCCTGGTCCTCTGATGTAGCGAATATGTCGATGTGGTATTCTTTCACTCCGTTAACTGGTGTGACCAACGCAAAATCTTCAAACGCAAGATATCCGTTCTTTCCTGCCCCGCGTCCAACTAAAATTATCAGATATGGGAATCTCAACTGGCCGTCTTCTCTTTTATACACGCAGTTGTGTAATGCAAAGCAGAACTGTTCCCACGGTAACAGCTTGTACGGGAAGTACTTTTCCAGTCCCAGGTATCTTTCTAATTGTTCTTTATCTACATAGACATCTTCCTCCGCGAATACTTTTTCCACAAAATCGCAAAGAAGCAGCTGCTCCTCGCAAACAACTGCTTCGTCACTTCTTACGAATTCAATATACTGGTCAATCTGTTTACAGATCTTCATCGATTACTTCATTTCCTGTTGGTTCATCCGTCGTCAGTCCTAACTCCTTCAGGATGCTCAACATCTGCTTTTCTACAGCCACCATATCTTTCACAGACTGGTTCTGTTTTGTGATCTCGAATCCGTTTGCAGAAAGTGTCTTGTACGACACTCCACGTTCCTTTATGTCCTCTTGTAGAGCCTTTTTTGTGTCGTAAAACTCCATATAATCATCAATTATGTCCAAAAAATGTGCCGTTTCTGCACCTTTTGCACGTAATTGTTTGATTAAACTGGATTTAATTTTTTCTTTGTTTTCGTCCATTTCGCGGGCTTTTTTCGACTTTCGCGCCATATATTTCACCACCAACTTTTTTCCATTTTTTATCACGCGCGAGTCAGCGCGGTTCAGGCGTGCCCCCTACCCGTTGTAAGCGTCCCCCACAAATTTAGGGTATAGGGGGTACCGGGGGTACCTTTGTAAAAAATTTTTCAGAATACATTCCATCCACATCGTCCAACACAATGAATCTGTTACAGCAGGACGTTCGAACCTCCAGAACCTTGTGTTCCTTCTCTCCGAACAGCTTCGCATATCCATATGCTATTGCTCTCCTGTATCCGTGTCCCGTAAACGTAACACGATCTCCAACCTTTATCTCTTCTTCTACCATCGTTCTTCATTCACCTGCTTCACCTTCCTGTACTTCATTCTTTCGTGCGCTCTGTCGTGACAGTCATGACAGAGTGGTATCAGATTCCTGTACTCCTTTCCTCTGTACTCATAGAACTCACACAGTGCAAGCTCCGGATGCGTCTTGACGTACTGTACGTGATGCACTGTCTCAGCTCTTGATACTTTTCCTTTCTCCTTGCACCACTGGCATTCATGATGGAACTTATCCAGTACATTGTTCTTTAATGCAATCCACTCTTTGCTCTTATAGAATCGGTACAGCTTATTCTCTTCTATCAGTTTCTTTATCTCTTGTTGTGTCCATTCCATAATTGCTGGAACAGGATTCGAACCTGTGTCCTCCGGCTATTAAGACCGGCGTGCTCCCTTTCCGCACCCTCCAGCTCCACTATAACCGGCAGTCACAACGTCTCTGATCTACCATCAATAACGTCTTGTGTCTGCCTTTGTAACAGCACTCCCAGTGATATTCTTTTCCCTGATCTGTGTAGATCCTTTTGCAGAACTCACAGTCTTTACACTTGGGAATCTGCTTCTGCCCTTCTCTTCTATTGCTCATATATCCAGGGCAACTTTCTTCTGCAGGACAATGTTCTTTCTTGCTAAGCTTCCAGTAATGTATGCAACCTTTATTCTTGCACGTAACTATCATAATTCCTCCACGCAAAAGAGCACCTGGATTTCTCCAAGTGCTCTTTCTTTATCCGTTATTTACTTCCTCGATGAACTCTTTCATCATCTTCGTGAGCTGTCCTGCGGCACTCACTCCCGCTTTCTTGCAGGCTTCTGCATATTCGTCCACAACTTCTTTCTTGAGTTTGTAGGACTTTGATACCCAGCCTGCCTTCTTCTCGTATCTTTTGGTGGCAATCGTCTGCGCTTTAGGATTCCCGACCGGCATTATCTTCCCTCCTCTTCTTAAGTTCCGAGGCTATATCTATCATCATGTATGCTGATGCAAGCATAAGCAATACACTACTATAGATGTTCTTTCCGGATCCAAAGAATATTACAATCGCCGCAAACAAAAACAATTCACTGAATCTTATTCTTTTCATATCCTGTCAGATGGGTTATAATCTTTACAAGAGGTAAGGGCTTTCGCCCTTTCCCCTATTTGAGAGCTGTAATCAAGCTTGCTAACCCTGTCAAGAATGTTCCGAGCGCAATCAGAAATTCTATCAGTAGCTTTATTGCAGTTCTCTTTTTCTTTCGTTTTTTCTTTCCCATCTGCATCTCACCTCCTTATGTATATATAACATCATATGGTGCACCATATGTCAACAGTTTCATGCTTCTTTTTATATTTTTATTAACTGCTGCCACCCTTCGGGTAAATATCAGCACCTCTGTTTTACTTCTCTATACATAAAAAGGATGGCCACAATCTCTCGACTGCTGCCACCCTTCGGGTGAGTATGTCCTTTGTTCTTTTTTCTTGATGTTACCATAATAACACACTTTCTTGTATCCTGAGTCCCCCTCTTTTTAAATTTTCTTTGACATCAGATAATAAAACTTCCTTCTTCGCTCATAATACATCTTTTTCCCGCATGGAATCTTTTTGGAATCTCTTAAGTATCTATATGTTGCATAGTCTGTCGTAACCCCTTCCAGGATCCACGGATAGATTACTGCGTCTGCTTCGATTGCTGTCTGTTCAATCCGTTTACATTTTTCCTCCAGCTCCATACGTTTAATAGCCAGGTGTTCCGTCTGTGACGCCTGGCTTGGACTTCCTTTTCCTTCCTGTCCATATTGCATGGCTTTTATGGTATTTGTAAGTTCTGCGAGTTCTCTTCTCCATTCCGGATACTGCAAGCAATGGTATTTGATCTCCAAAAACCTATTCGTATCAATACCGTACTTATCTTTGTTGATTGGTCTCATTTTCAACTTTAAATTTCCTCCCTGTCCGTCTGTCTTTTATTATCAAGATATCAAATCCGATTTACCGTTCCGCCTGGTCCGTCACATCCTGCGTATATTCTTATTGTGTAATACGTTGTGCCTATCGGCATCCCGCATCCGTCACATATATGTTGTCTCATTTCATTCACCTACCACAATGCTCTCTTTCTTTTGCGTCCTTTTACGTATACTGTGCAGTTTTCTACCGTGCACCCTCTGCTATGTCCTTCTGCTCCAATATAGTTACAACCACCCAAGCCGGTTCTGCATGCTCTGTAGATGCACGTCCTGCATTGGTGCCTATCTTCATTTGGTCCCGCTTCCTTGCTCCTAACTTTTTTTCTCACGGAGTTCTCCTTTCTCCTCCGACTGCTGCCGTCCGGCTTTCGCCGGAGGGAATTCTATGTTGACTGGTTGCTGTGATACAATGCCAGTGGTACAAGCTTATTTATTCTTATATTTTCTCTGCCAACCAATCCAACAATCTGGTTATCATCTTATACATCCTCGTCTTTTTCAGCTCTGTTTTAAGCTCATCACAGGCTCTTACAAATTCATGCTGATCATCCTCACGTTTTTTCATATTTGCAAATCGCTTTCCCTGATATTTCCATATACCAAGTGCAAGCAGGACACTTTTCGCGTCATCTGCCTGCTCCTTTCATGAATTTGTTGTACATCTGTTTCTTCCATCCCGTTTCTTCTTCTCTTCTTCTCTTCTGACCGGAAGGTTCATTCTCTTTGTCAGGAATTCTGGTACCGCCTGTTCTGAAAGTTCTTCCTTCAGGTTGACATTGCTCGTCCAGCTGAATCCGTGTTTTTTAAGAATATCTTTTCTTGTCATTTCCCGCCTCTTTCTTACTTCAATAATTCCTTGTCTATTATCTGGAAGTTGGCTCTGTGAATATATAATGCCTTGCCGTCTATCATTAATTTGGTCATCTTTGGAAGATCTTGTGGAATTTTCCAATATACCTTATCTCCTGAATATGCTGTAATCGGTTGTCCTAATTGCGACTTGATTACTACTACCCTTGATTTTCCAAAAGAGTTTTTATATTTATTAACGATTCCAGCTATGATTGTATTGTCTGTTATTGCTCCGGTTGACTGGCTTTGGATATCTTCTTGCGCAAAATTCACCTCTGCTTTTAATCCATTTTGCTCAAATATGCAGGTGTCTCCACAGCTTTGTATCTCTTTTCCGTCAATGTTGATCGTGATCACAGATGATAACTCATATCCGGTTATTACAGATCCGTCGCTATCATACGATGTTGTTTTTACTTTATTCCCTTCGATATTGATCTTTTCTCCCTGTGTCGTCATTATCTTATTTCCGTAATTATCATAGGTGTTGATTGTGTATGTATTTCCTGTCAAATCCCCCTGCATGTCATTTAGTGCTGAACCAAGTTCTGCACATCCTGTCAGACACGCTATTAATACTATGCATGCTATTAATCCTGTTATCTTTCGTCTTTTCATTTTGTTATTCCTCCTCTTCTCTGTCTTCCCATCTACACATATCCCACCATTGGCAGAATAAGCAGCATCCCCAGCATTGGTTAGTACGTACCATTATGAGCCAGTGTTTTAATTTTTCTTTTATTTCCATGCTACTCGCCTCTTCTTATGCATCTCAGAAGATCTTCTACACCTTGTGTGTATCCTTCTTTGCATTTCTGGGCTTTTTCAAGCTCTCTACTGCACTTGACACTTGCTTCATGCTGCAGTCTGTTGGCCGCTTCTTCCATCTGGTCGTCTGGTTCTTTTTCTTCTGTCTCTTTCTCTCTTGCAGAGGTTTTCATCTCTTCTATTTCTCTTTGTTTTTCTTCCAGTTCTTTCTTGAGCGTTCTTATTTCTTCGCAATCCGCATTGTCATTTTGTCGTTCAATTCCAAGCGTTGCCAGCATCGCATTATCTATATCCTGTATTTCCTTTTCTGTACATGTTCTGATATACTCTCCGAATCGGTCAAGATAGGCGAATGACAGTTTCTCACATATTGCTACTGATGGTGTCATGCACATAACTTTTACATGTGTCGAAGAAGAATTCTCTTCTTTATTCGTCAGCCATGCTACTTGTGCACAGCCGGTTTCTTCTATCACTTCTGTTGCTGATACTACGACCGCTGGTGATTTCTCTCCTGTCTTACCTTTTTCAATATAGAATATATCTCCTTTGTATACTTCCATGTTATTTACCCCCCCTGTGTTTATTATTGCTTTGAATGCCGTCGGATCATAATAGCCGGATCCGTTCTTCTTTATATC